GCGCGGTTCACTTCGCCCGAGAGCTGAGGCAGGAATTGCCGGAAGCGATCGTGGCAATCCTCCCAAGGAAGCAAAACTGAGTTTGAAGCCTAGTCATTGGCCCATGGATTCACGCCATGGGTCTTTGTCGTGGCCAGACTCAACAGAAAGAGGCAAGCATGGCAAAGTTGGTGGCCCGCAAGGTGAGGCGCGAGGGCACGAGTACCTTCGGTACCAAATTCAAGATTGTCACGCACGAGTACGACAACGGGCACCGATACGAGTTCCTGTGGGTCAAGCGTGCGCGTGGACCTCGATCTATCGAGGTCCGGGAAATCCTCGGCGGGCCAGAGGGTCCAAGCATGCTGCGTCGCACCTTCCCTGGCTTCCCTTTTATCTGATGCGCTGACTTATCCCTTTGGTCACGTCTCGCACGTGGCCATTGGTGGTAGCCAGAACAGGAGGCAATCATGGAAATCTACGGGACCATTTGGGTTTGCCGGTGCTGCATGCTCACTCACGCCAATGGCGAGTGCTGCGCCAATGACGACCATGGCGGAGATGGCATTCAGCCGTGGTCGGCAATGGACTTCTCGGACAGTCACGTTGTCATGGGGATGAGTCGCGAAGATCACTCCGAAGACTGCGACAGTGAAGAGTGCGACTGCGAGAAGAATACGTATTCGACTTCGCAGTGTGAGGGATGCGGCTCATGGCTGCACGGGGAGCGTCATGCAATGACTCTCTTCAAGGACTGAATAGGTGGCGCACGTTGGTCTTCGCTGGGGTTCGACTCCCTAGGTGCGCACTCAGCAATACCCGAAAAGGAGGCACGATGGACCACTTTAAGTGGCCAAGAGTCGTCACCTGCTCTCAGTACCGCATCAATCGGCACCTACCGGAGAATCCTCCGGAGGCCGAGGCTGCATTCTGGGAGGCATACGACTCCATCTCTGCGGACTCCGCAGAGTACAACCCCGCCTACGCCAGTGCGGCACTCCACGCTTTCGCTGAGTTGAAAGGGAGGCTGTAATGGGAATGCTTCACGCTTCCATCCACATGGATGAAGGCAAGGTGAGCATTGAGCGGCTTTCAACAGGCACCTACCTGTTGAAGCTCATCACGTCAGACGGACAGTGCGTGGATGTCCACGCCCCCACCATGGGGCCGCTGAGCATGATTTCTCAGGCGGTATTCGACTACGAGTTGACCCAATGCACGAACGAGGGTTGGCCGGTATGAGTAGCGCTCCCGATCGGTTCCCAATTGACCAAACCCAAGAGAATCGGGACCGGTTCAATGTTGGCCTTGTGGCCGACTTCAGCACCTTTCTCAGGGATCACGGCTTCCCCTCTGGGGGCGAGTTGAGTCCTAGGGATTGGGTCAGGCTTCAGCAGTCGCTCTATCGACTGCTATTCACAGAGAAGGGTTGACATGAGCCACGGAACCAAGATGGGCACTCGCGCCCCGTCCAGCAAGATCGGACGGAACAAGCGCAAGTGCGACCGCTACGCGGCCGATGGCCGGCGGGAGAAGAACAAGGCTCGCAGGGCCGAGCGGATCATTCGTGGTCTGGCCAAGGCTCGCGAGAGTCGCGAGATGCTGGCTCGAATTCGTGAGGCCATGCGACTGAACGAAGAGGCATTCCATCAGGAGAACGAGCTGAGGGTTTCTCTCGGACTCCCTTCTCTCTGAGCCGAAACACCCCTTCGGGGGTGTCCGCCAGGATTCGCCTACTGGCGCTGATGAGGCAGGCGAACGAGAAAGGATGGCATGTGACCATCTACTACAAGGCCACCCGTCCCGATGGGAAGGACTTCCGTACGGGGACGGTGGACTATGCGGGCCACCTGGAGAGCGGTGAGCCGCTTCCGCTGCTCACGAGCGAGCGTGGCTATTACTGCTGCTCCAACACGGTCTATCACGCCTCCGACACCCCTTCGGAGACGTTGATCGGTGGCACGTGGCCGTGCCGGCTGTTCGAGGTGGAGGGTGAATCCGTCGCCCAAGAGGATAACAAGCACGGCTTCCGCACTCTTCGAGTGGCGCGCGAGATCGAGGCATGGCGGGCTCTTGGGCCGAATGGGCAAGAGGTGTTGGCCCTGATTGATCGGGCAGCGCAACTCACTGCGGACGAGGCGCGTGCCCTGGACGCTGCCTGGGGCGCTGCCTGGGACGCTGCCAGGGACGCTGCCAGGGGCGCTGCCAGGGGCGCTGCCAGGGGCGCTGCCAGGGGCGCTGCCTGGGACGCTGCCTGGGACGCTGCCCTGGGCGCTGCCTGGGACGCTGCCTGGGGCGCTGCCTGGGACGCTGCCAGGGACGCTGCCAGGGGCGCGCGAGACGCAGCGACAGCGCTTGTAGTCCGCGATCTGATCACTCCCGAGCAATTCGATCTGCTCTATGGTCCGTGGCGTTCTGTGATCGAGAACAAGACTTCCTGCAGTCCAGCTCACGTCTAGTACGTGGGTTGGGTCGGATCATCAGAAAGGATGAGGCATGATCCTCGTCGGTGAAGCCGCAGAAGTGGTCCTAGCCGAATTGCAAATCCGGTCAGATGGTATCGGCCTTTTGTGCTGTCATAGATTTCCGTTCACTGCGGAATACTGCCAGAAGGACCGTGAATACGGTTCGGAATTCTGCAAGATTCATCGGGAGTCCTGATGGATGAATTCGATTTCCCGGAGGATGAAATTCCTCCATGGATGATTGAATGGTGGAATGACGAGGAAGAAGAATACGATTGGGATTGGTCTTTGGATGACGCATGGTGAACCGGGAAACCAAGCTCATTGCCAGCATCCTGAGTGACGAAGCGAACGCGGAGCGTTCCGCTGAAGAGGTCGCCGACCTCTGTATTGTCGCCCTGGACGACTATCGGGCAGGGCTCAGGCGCTACATGCCCGTAATCCAGGTTATACGGCCCTCTGACGGCCCCGGAGAGCCCTACCTTATCGGGCCCCCTACCACGTACTCACAGGCCCTTACGCGGGCATCTGTGGGCGTTCAGGTTCATCAGGTACTCGGCCGGCAAGGGCTCACCATCAGAGCCATGGTGGGAACGGTCATCGGAAGTACCCGTGAATTGCTTTCCGATTATGAGGAAGAAAGGCCGGAATCTACGGGAAGCAAGCTTATCAAGTGGATCGAAGAAAGACGGCAAGAGCGGATTGACCAGATCCGCCAATTGATTACCGAAGGACTGGAAGACGAGGAAATCGCCAAAAAGATGTCCTGTTCTCCGGTCTGGATTAGGCGGATCAAGAATGCAAAGAGCTGAGGAATTCAATTCCCTGGAACAAGCCCTCGAAGAGGGAAAGGCGTACGTCACCAGGGTATTCATCAGATACCGCATGCCCGATCAGGACTGGGGCGAGGTGATGAACGACTGCCTTCTGAGAATCTGGAAAGACTGGGAGGCAGGGGAGCGAATCCGGTTGAAGGTTCTGCGTCGATCGCTCTATCCCTTCAAGGACTACGTTGGTCGGGATGCGGTCACCGGGAAACGCAAGGCTCCAGGTGTGCCGATAGAGGACCGCTTCACGGTCTTCAGGGTGAGCTATCAGGACTTGGAGAAGAACGATCCGCTGCTGAGCATCAACACTCGGCCTTCGGCAGAGTTGGAGTTCATGGGCCGTGACGCCGGCCTGGAGCTGCTTGACCTGCTGGACGAGAGACAACGCAAGGCAGTCTTTCTGCGCTACTGGCTGGACTGGGAGCTGAGGCGAGTCGGCCTGGTTCTCAAGCCCAACAGTCGCAGGCCGGCAGAGCTGGCCCACAAGGTCATCAGTGACGCCATGGTGCGCATCAAGGAAGGTGCTGAGAATACCCTACTGGCGATCTGAATCCAGAGGGATAGCCTGTGAATGAGCCCAGCCGAAAGGACTGGGCAATGGGTCTGGTAGGCAGACCGGTAGAGCGCGAGAGGCTTTCGCCTCCTTTCACTCTCGCCGCTCCCGGTACCTGGTTCGAATCCAGGCAGACCCACTTCCTCGGGGAAGTCAGCTGACCCGAGAGCCCGTGGATGGCGAAACCCTCCCAGGGGGAGGGTCGTAGAGCGCTCCGCCGTCGCGATGGGCACCCTTTGTCAACTGAAGAAAGGCGCAGAGTGCTCGCAGATCCATGGATTGCAAGCCACAACGGGTATCCAACCATCAGGACGGCTCCGGCAGGCGGAGCCATGGAATTGTTCCAGACTCCCCCATGGATGAGTGAAGCGCTCTGCGCCAAGGTCTCCGACTCTCATCTGTGGACATCGAGTGAGCCCAAGGATGCCCTGAAGGCCATTGAGGGCTGCTTCGGTTGCCCCGTGCGTAGAGAGTGCTTTCTCTTCGCATGGGACAACGAGACTTATGAGACCACTTATCACGTGTACGGCGGTACTTCTCTGAGCCTGCGTCGCAGGCTGCATACCAAATACTCCGACCCTGAGAAGGCTTTCGCTTCGGTCAAGGAACCGGCGAAGGCTGGCCGGCCAAAGGGGCCGCATCGTCCGACTGAGCCGTGTGACACCTGCGGATATGTCAGATGGCAGAAGGACACCAATCGCCACGGGAATACCTTTTGGTCCTGCGGCCACTGCCGTGAGAACCGGAGAAAGAAGAAGGAGGCAGCATGAGCAGCATGGAGTATCAGCTAGTCGTCGTCAATGAGCAGACCGGCGAACCACGCCTCTCGACAGAGTGGAGGGATTTCGATCCCACCCAGCCAATAGAGGTCTACACCTGGGACTTCATTGAGTTCCGGGAGGCCAAGGCCGAGGCTGCCAAGCCTCAGCGTCAGTACCGCTGGAAGGCGAACAACGACCACGGCACGTGGACTGAATGGCTGGACGTTCCCAAGAGTGGATGTACCAGCTTCGTTGCTGAGAGCGTCGCGTCAGTAGAGTTCCGCGACAAGCCAGAACCTCCGAAGTGGGAGGTGGGCAAGTGGTATGAACTTCCTCACGCTGGACACAATCCATTCACGGTCAAGGCCGTGGATGACGCCGGATGGGCCATTATCGCCTATTTCCATAGCAATGGGCGCTACCTCTATGCTCCCAGCCGCCGGATTGAGCATCGCGAAATCAAGGCCCCCGAATGAGTGGCCACTTCTCGGCAAGCCAGGTCACCTCCTGGCTTTACTGTGGGAAATCCTTCGAGTTGGAGCGCATCAAGCGCGTTCCTCAAGAGCCTGCCTGGTTCCTGATCGGTGGCTCAGCCTTCCATAAGGCAACGGAATGGCTGGACTGCGTAGGTCATCAGACCTCTGTGGAACTTGACGAACTCTGGGAAGACTGCATAGCAGACCAGATCAAGGAAGCCCTGGAGAAGCAACCCGACCACACGAAGTGGCGAGTGGCTGGGGTCACCAAGGATCGGCCCGAAGGCCAGAACCTCGATTGGTGGATGGACAACGGTCCGGAGATGCTTCGGAACTACGTCCAGTGGGGGCATGGGGATCTCGGACTTCCCCTGTCAACCGAGGAAGAGTTCCATGTCCACTTCGGTGAGATCGAAGCCAAGGGATTCATTGACCGCGTGTACGCGGAAGACATCGTGGATCTCAAGACGGGGACCAAGGCAGCATCGGTCTTCCAGTTGGGCATCTACCATGCTGCCCTCCTGGTGAAGCACGGATACGCCCCTCGTTGGGGCCGGACCTTCTCTGCACGAGACGGCAAACTGAGCCGTCGAGTGGACTTGTCCCTCTGGACTCCTGAGTACGCCGGCAAGGTGTTGGCGAACCTTGAGAGGGCTATTGAGGCCGAGGTGTTCATCCCTCAGCCTTCATTCTCCTGCCAGAACTGCTCTGTGCGAGTGGGCTGCTTCACGGCAGGCGGGGAGCTGAGTCAGCTCTATGACTCGCTTGATCCGAATTTCAACCCAGACAACTAGACACAAACGGAGGAACCGTGTCTGAGATCAACCAGGACGAGATCACCATCACCCTGAAGGGCGACGGAGCGCCGTGGGTCGTCATCCACGCCAACAGCCCTGAGCGAGCGGATGAGCTGCTGGACGCCATGGGCGGCCTCCAGGAGAAGATCATCACCGCTGCCGTCTCCTTTCGGTCGGCTGCATCTCATCTTGCAGCAGCTAAGAGCCAGCGTCCTGCTGGTAACGGAGGTGGACAGCCCCAGCAGTCCGCCCCTCAGGGTGGAACCGTCGCGGTAGCGGTCCCCTTCACTGAGACCGCTTTGCGGGATCGGGTCAAGCAGGCCGGAGGCAAGTGGGACAGTCAGCGCAAGGTCTGGAACGTGCCGGCCGAGGCTGCCGAGCAGTTCCGCCAGCACTGGGCCGCGTGAGCAGCATGGAGAACTTCGCTTACTTCCTGGCTGGAACGGGATTCGGTGGGCTCGTGATCTTCTGTCTCATCGCCATCTGGTACAGCCGAGGTGAGGACCGATGAGCGGTCAGACCGCAGTAGTCGCAGTGCTGGACTTCATCCTCTTTGCGGTCGTCATGACCGTGGCTTCGTACTTCGCTGCCAGGTTCGTGATCGGGAAGAGGGACTGATTGGGTCAGAGCCTCGCTAGGCTCGCTCATCGTGAGGAGACGGGAGGGGAGCCGTTCGCGGCCCCCTTCCCGGTCTTCGCCAAGAACGGAATCCTTTTCCGTAGAGCGAGCGTTCACCTCACTGCCGGCACTCCCGGCTCCTTCAAATCCATGTTCACTCTGGTGGTCATGGACAAGCTCCAGGTTCCCACCCTTTACTTCAGTTCCGATTCCGACTTCTTCACTATGGCCTCTCGTCTGCTTGCCATGAGAACGGGCAGGACGACAGACGAGACAGAGCGCATGCTAGTCGAGGACAAGTCGGCTGCTGCCGAAGTCCTCAAGTCTTATGAACACGTCCGTTGGAACTTCTTCCCATCCCCTTCCCTTGATGACATCTGGCTAGAGGCTTACGCCTACCTTGAGATGTTCGGCCGGTTCCCTGAACTGGTCGTCGTGGACATCGCCAGTGATGTTGACTTCCAGGATGGCGATGAATTCGCCACCCTTCGTGCTCTCATGCGAGAGATGAAGCGCTTCGCTCGCGACACTGGAGCGGGCGTCATTGTTGTCCACCACACCACCGAGTCGGTACCGGGCAATCCGGTCCAACCGCGTAGCGCCATCATGGGGAAGATCAGCCAGCTTCCCGTGCTGATTCTCAACGTGGCCCTTCGAGGGCCGAAGTTCTATGTAGCTCCAGTCAAGAACCGTTTCGGAAGAGGACCCGCTGATGCATCCCTTGTCTTCGAGTTTAGGGCAGACGGCAACCGCTGCCTGATTGAGGAACCCGAGTGGTCTCCTGCCCCTGAACCTGAACCGGTCCATGAGTACGCACCAGAGGAGAACTTCTGGGGTGACTCGTCACGAGACGAGGATGCAACTTGGTGGAGTTGATTGCCGAGAGATCCATCATCAGCCTTGAGGATCTGGACTTCGATCCTCACTGGCGATGCGAAGGCAGGGATGGTGATTCTCCCTGTGAGCGAGAGGCCAGATGGCTGGCTACTGCCGGAATGCGATGTGCCCACAATGACCAGTTGATCTGTGATGCGCACTGCGAGTACCTGAAGTCATTCCCATCCTGGAAGATTTGGGAGTGCCTGATCGATGGAGCCGAAGGCCGCCTGCTCCGGATTGTGAGGTTGCCACGTGGCTAACCGATCGAAGATCAAGGGCACCAAGGCTGAGACTGCGGTCGTCAAGTGGTTCATTGAGAACGGCTATCTCGACGCTGAACGAATTCCTTTGGCCGGCGCAGACGACCATGGGGATGTTCGACCCGTCCGGGGTCTGGTCGTCCAGGTGAAGGACGGCTACACCAATGGACGGGAGCCCAGTGACAGGCTGATCCGAGACTGGATGCAGGATCTTGCCATGCAGAGGGTCAATGGTGGCCACAGTCTTGGCCTACTGGTGCACAAGCGGCCCGGCAAGGGTAGCCCTGCCGACTGGCGCTGGTACATCAACGGGAATGCCTACAGCAAGGCGCTCGGGGGCTCGCTGCTCTGGATTCCCTATATTCAGCTCACTGGCGGAGCTGTCCTCAGGTTCCTGGACTGGTGCGGATGGAAGCCGACGCAGAGTGGTCGCGACGAGTCCTCATCGAACTCGGAGTCGAGATCACAGACGACGACCGATGGCGATCAGTCCGCTGCCCCTTCCATGGCGACCGCCATGCATCGGCCTCCGTCCATGGTGGCCGTGCCGTCTTCAACTGCCACACCTGCGGAGTGAAGGGCGATGCCATCCATGTCCTCATGTCGAGTGAGGGGATGACCCATGAAGCCGCTCTCAAGCGAGCGGAGGAACTTGCTGGAGCGAGCCTGCCAGACCTTCGAGGCACACCGAGAAGAGGTTCTAGGGTACCTAGAAGGACGCGGTATATCCCTCCGGGCCGCTGAGGACTACCGCCTCGGTTGCGTGCCCCAGACGGCCACTGAGGGCTTCGAGCAGTATGCCGGCATGCTTGCCATCCCCTACCTCACTCCCGCTGGCCCAGTGCACTTCAAGTTCAGGAGGTTGGACGACGGAAAGCCCAAGTACATCGGCCTCTCGGGTGGCAACTATCTGTATAACGTCAAGGCCCTGTCCGATGCTACCGACACCATCGCAATATGCGAAGGGGAGTTGGATGCTCTGGTGCTATCGGCATCAGGAATTCCATCCGTGGGAATTCCAGGGGCTTCTAACTGGCAGAAGCACTGGCGATACATCTTCGCTGACTTCTCCAGAGTGATCGCTTTCGTTGATGGAGACGACGCCGGACGCAACATGGCGAAGTCTCTTCAGGAGAAGATCGACGCCCGACCGGTGATCCTGCCAGACGGCATGGATGTCTCTGATGTCCTCATGGAGGACTGGGGACTTGATTGGATCAAGGGGAAGATTTGAGGCTGCTTGATCTCTGCTGCGGAGCGGGGGGGGCAGCCAAGGGCTATCAGGCCGCCGGCTTTCAAGTGGTGGGGGTGGACATCGCACCTCGCCCCACCTATCCGGGAGCCTTCATTCAGGCCGACGCCATCGAATATGCCCTGGAGCACATCCACGAATTCGATGCGGTTCATGGATCTCCACCCTGCCAGGACAAGTGCACTCTGAACCAGGGCACCAACAAGGCCCGTGGTTTCATCTATCCCAAGCTCTACAAGCCGATGAGGGATGTTTTCGAGATGGCCGGGATTCCTGCCGTCATAGAGAATCCCGAGTCCCGACCCGATGTGATGCTCTGCGGGGAGATGTTCTCCCTCGGGGTCCTGCGCCATCGCAAGTTTGAACTGCATCACTGGTCGATGGCCAAGCCCAAGCATGTGAAGCATCGTGGTCGTGTTCGTGGTTATCGCCATGGTCAGTGGTACGACGGCCCTTATATCGCCGCCTATGGCAGTGGTGGCGGCAAGGGGAATGTCCAGGAGATGCAGAAAGCAATGGGCATCGACTGGACGGAGGACCATCACGAACTGACCGAGGCAATCCCGCCGGCTTACACCAAGTTCATCGGTGATGCCCTCATGGCTCACCTTCTGGCACAGAAAGAAGCTGCATGAGCAAGACGAAGAAGGTTCCCAGAGAGCACGAAGACATCCCCATGGCTGTTGACTGGGATGCTATCGAGGATCTGAACTTCGCTGAGGACTATGACCCGCTGAACGATCCCATGACTCCCGAAGAGGAGGAGATGGAAGCTCAGGACTACGAGGCTGAAGCCCCGCTCAGTCCTGCTGGTGTCGCCTACATCTCTGGCCCCATGAGGGGCAAGGCCAACTTCAACTATGACCTGTTCAATGAGGTGGAGACTCAGCTCGTTGCTCATGGCTGGGAGGTTCTGAACCCCACTCGCCACTTCGATGGGGATCAGACTCGGGAGCCTGCGGAGTACATGGCTCTCGACCTCGAAGACGTGATCAAGGCCGATGCCGTCTTCCTCCTGCCTGGCTGGCAGGACAGTGAAGGGGCACGCCTGGAGTACCAGGCGGCCAAGTTCCTGGGCAAGCAGTTCTTTTACGTGAACAGTGCCAGCCAGGCTGAGCCGGCCGAGATGGAGGCCGCCAGCCTCGTCCGCTCTGGCAAGCGTGAGGCCCAGTACGGGCACCCTGGAGAGGACTTCCGCCGCACCGCTGGCATGTGGTCCGGTTACCTGCTCTCCAAGCTGAAGCCTGGCGAGAGCATCACGCCACTGGACGTGGCACTGATGATGGTCCACCTGAAGACTTCGCGACTGATGGGTGATCCTGCCCATCGGGATTCCCTTGTTGACGCCCATGGCTATCTGACTTGCTTTGAGAGGGTATTGGAGACGTTGAAGTGACCGAGGCGCAGCCGCTTTGGGAAAGCAACCACCCCTACTACTGCACTGAGGGCTCCTATCACGAGACCTACGATTCATGGGCCGACTTCCTTTTCGAATGGTGGGACAGTGACCCTGATATGAACCTGGCCTTTCGCTGGGACTGGCGTAAGCCAGATCCGGAGGACTATGAGGCAGGCGAAGAGGTGCCATTCGGGGTGCTTGAGGTGTTCTTCCTCTTGCAGCGCAGGGGGATACTGACTTCTACCGAGTGCAAGATCAAGCGCGAGGACGAGTCTGCCGTGAGGGCATGGCTCCAGGATCGGGTGAGGACTCTGGCTGCTATCTGGAGTCCGATCGAGGTGAAAGCGTGAGTCTGACTTGGAAGTTCTCCAAGGGAGAGCTGATCTTCCAGTTTGACAATGGCACTCGCCGTGTCGAGTGGGAGATTCCTCGGGATACCGATGAGGCTGCCCTTCTGGACAAGCTCCGGGACATCGTTGAGGTTGCTTCACCAAGCGCGAAGTTGATTGCCCAGTCGCTTGGCGTGAACCCGAATGACCTTCGGCCCGTTACCGATCCGAATCCAACAGGTCTGAATGTCTCCGTCCCCAAGGTGACGGGAGTCCCATGGAACGACGAAGGGGATATCGACAAGCTCCCCATCATGTGAATACCTGCTGGTGAATAATCGACATTCTGCCATGATGATCTCATGAAGATCCTGACGGCAGATATCGAGACATCACCGAATCTGGCTCATGTGTGGGGACTGTGGAATCAGAACATTGGGCTTCCTCAGCTCTTGGAGTCTGGGGAAGTCCTCTGTCTGTCTACCAAGTGGCGTCACGAGAACAAGACTCAGTTCTTCTCCGTCCATCGTGACGGAAAGGCTGGGATGCTTGAGGCCACTCGGGATCTGCTTGATGAGGCCGATGCTCTGGTCACCTGGAACGGTGACCGGTTCGATATCCCTCACCTGAACCGGGAGTTCCTGGAACAGGGGATGGATGCGCCGGCTCCGTACCGGAGCATCGACCTTATCCACACAGTCAAGCGGCGGTTTCGATTCCCCAGCAACAAGCTGGATTACGTGGCCAGTCGGCTGGGCTTCGGCCACAAGGTAAGCCACACCGGTCATCAGCTCTGGATTGACTGCCTCAAGGGCGATGAGGATGCCTGGCGGCTCATGGAGAAGTACAACCGCCAGGATGTGATCCTGACGGAGAAGCTGTACGACAAGCTACTTCCGTGGATCGTCGGGCATCCCGTTGTCGGCCTCTACGAGGAAGAGATCCACGACTCTTGCCCCGCTTGCGGATCGGCCGATCTCCAGAAGCGCGGCTTCGCCTACACCGGTCTCAGTCGCTATCAGCGGTTCTTCTGCACCGACTGCGGTAAGTGGTCCCGAGGAAAGACGAACCTCGGGTCGGTCAACGTTCGAGGTGAGGTGGCGTGCTGATGGTCGGCAATGACGATTGGGTGCAGTGGGTAGAGCCGATTGCCACGGCTGAGGCCGCCAAGGTTGCCTCTCGATTCCGTGGAATCGTTGAGTCCGATGATGTGGTCAATGAGCTTTGGGTGTGGATGCTTGAGCATCCCGACAAGGTTCAGGAGTGGTACGAAAACGAGGATGTGACCATGGCCGGCTTCGCCTTGATGGTCGAGGCCAAGCGGTACGCCAAGCGAGAGAAGGCATCTCGATCTGGCTACTCCCTTCAGGATGAGCACTACTACACGGTTCCCGTCCTCCGGGAGCTGATGGCTGACGTGTTCGACCATGACGGCTGGTCTCTCCAGTCCACTCCGAGCGATGGCCAGCCGAAGGCCAAGGCCGATCCTCGCATGTCTGGTGAGCGCATGGTGATGCTTGCCGATGTGTCGCAGGCGCTCCAGTCGCTCCCCCAGGCCCATTACAACGTCCTGGTGTGGAGGTGGAAGTACGACTACTCGGATGAGCTTCTAGCGGCCGAACTCGACTGCACTGAGGAGGCGGCCCAGAAGCGCATACAGAGGGCGCTCAAGGCCCTTCAGAGGGCTCTTGGGGGCACTGACCCATTCAGGGAGTACACAGGCTCCAGGAAGGCCAAGAGCAACGCTCAGGCCATGGCCGAGACCCAAGGGCAGATCAATGGATGACGAGACCTGCTATATCCATGGCGTGAAGGAACCAGTCACACCCGAGACATATCGAGTGTGCTTCGAGTGCAATCACGCCTATACCGAGCAAGGGCTACTTGATGAGCACAACAAGATCCTTGCCAGACTCGGAGGCGAGCGAGAGATTTTCGCCAATCGAGTTGTGACCTGTCCGCTCTGTGTTCATGACTTCTGAGAAAGGATCGCACGTGACTGAGGTCAAGGTCGGGGACAAGTACGAATACGTTGATGGCATCGCTGAAGTGCTCTGTGTCGGCGAGTTCAAGGCATTCGTGAAGCTTGCGGATGGCGAAGAGGGGGTTTGGTACCTCTTTGGATTCGGTTCTCTGAAGAAGGTCGAACCGTTCTTCGAGGTCGGCAAGACGTATCGCCATGCTGATCACGGGGATGTCTTCGAGGTTCGCTGCGTGGACGCCATTGGTGATCGGCGCATTGCCTTCGGTCGGTCATCATGGCCCGACGAGGATCAGCAGCATTTCTCCACCCGCCGCAATTTTGATGGCTATGAGGAAGTCAAGGACTCGGAGTGACAACCCACTTCGCCAACCTGAGCCGGGGTCTTCTCTGCCCCGGCTTTTCCTATGACTGGCACTACTCCCATATCCAGTCAACACACTGCGAACAGAAGCAATGGGACAAGGTCATCATGGGTGCCGGCGTAGACCTGCTCTATCGCCTGGCCACCGATGAACCGGTCATCGTGCATGACCTGTCCGAGAAGAACCGTCCCACAAGGGCGACATGGCAAGGGGTCGAGTGGATTCGTTACGCAGCGTCCCGCTGCTGGAACCTCCCCTACGAGGGGGTCCGGGGTCGAGGTGGGAGATCGATGGGGCAGTATTTCTCCACAGTCTACCGGGAGGATCTGCCACTTCTGCCCAGCCTGAGGAAGTACGTGGTCCACAGGAACAGTCCCATCCGGATGGTGGGTCTGGATTGCCGAGACTTGATGGAGGCTACATGTCCAGTCCGCAGCGCGGAGACTTCGGAGTCATCTCGTACAACTCCACTGGAGGCCGTCTGATCACGCTCGGAGAGCGACTGATGAACGCCCTTGGCGACAAGGGCAAGCCTCAGTACGATCACGCCTTCGTCGTGGTCGAGGTGATTCCCGAGAGCAATGCCGTCAAGGTGATCGAGGCCAAGCCCAGTGGTGCCGACTTCGGCCACTATGCCATTGACGATCCTCGGATCGCCTGGTCCCACCGGAACCTGAGTGACTGGCAGCGGGACCTCATGGTGAACACCGCCAGGAAGTGTCTCGGTATCCCGTACTCATGGCTGGACTACTGGGCCATTGCGGCTCACTCGCTCCACCTACCGATCCCCGGACTTAAGGACTATATCGAGTCCACTGGTCACATGATCTGCTCTCAGTTGGTGGACTTCTGTGCCGAGAGTGCACAGGATTTCCTCTTCAATGACAATCGCTGGTGCGGTTACGTCACTCCGTCTGAGCTTGGAGAGTTCTGTTCATGAGTTGGGCAATCGTCATCGGCGCAGTCCTCTTCGTCCTCCTGTTCACCATCTGGCTCACCATGGGGGACGATGATGACTACCTCCTCTGAGATCCGCTTCAGGTCTGACTTCACGGTCGCACTCACGGACTGGATGGGAAATGATCTCGCGATCGTCAATGCGGCTCGTGTGACTGCCCCAGACGACTGGGCTGCACACGAGTTCGGTAGAGACGCTTGCCCTCAGTGCGAGAAGGATCGTGGCCTCCTCAGGATGCTCATGCGGGACCGACACGGTACCCCGTGGGAGCATGTGGTGTTCACCTTCTACATCGAAGCACCGATCTTCGTGGCCCGTGAGGCCCATCGTCACCGGATCGCCTCCATCAATGAGGAGTCCGGCCGGTACAAGGAACTGAAGCCGGTCTTCTACCTGCCTCTTGATGATCGCCCTCTGATCCAAGAGGGAAAGCCTGGAGCCTATACCTTCAAGCCTGGCGGACTCTGGGAGATGGCTACCGTCTCCGACGTGACCCGAGAGTCCAGCGCTCATGCCTATGCTGCCTATCGGGAGATGCTTGACGCGGGCATTGCCCGTGAGGTAGCCCGCATGGTGCTACCGGTCAACATCTACACGTCGTGGTACCTGACGATCAACCTTCGGTCTCTCTTCAACTTCCTGTCCCTGAGGAACAAGACGGACGAGACGACAGTTCCCACCTTCCCTATGTGGGAGATTCAGTGGGTAGCCAATCAGATGGAAGCTCTGGCTGCTACGGTAGTGCCGGAGTCCATGAAGCTGTTCAATGAGAATGGGAGGGTCAGCCCATGAAGGAGAGGGATGACCTGATTGAGTTTATCCAGAGGTTCGGCGGTAACGCCGGACATGCCATCGCGCTCCCCGGACTGATCAACGCCTTCGAGGCTGCGGTCCGAGCCGATCAGTCTCGCAAGGATGCGGAGAAGATCCGAGCCTGGGGCTCCGACGGAGCGCTGCGCCAGGCCGAGGATGTCTCTCCGTTCTACCTCTGGGAAGATGCGGATCGTGCCGCTGACCTCATCGACCCGGACAAGGAGAGCTGATGACAGATCACATTGAGTGGATCGAAGAGCGCTTCTCGGACGTTGGGATGGTGGGCGGTTTCCGCTTCTTCTCAATTGTCTGGGGTAGCAAGCGCCAGGACCCGAAGCCCTGGAAGCTCAGCACTGATCTGCCCTTGCGCCCTGGCGCTTCTGGAGCTGATGGCTTCACTGACAAGGACTCAGCCAAGAGCTATGCCGAGGGCATGATGCGGGCCTACCTCAAGGCCATTGGCGCTCAGTGGATCGAGGACTGAGGGCATGAGAGAGGGCGCCGGCTAGGTAATCCGCTCAGACGGAACCGGCGCCCTACGTGCCCCTCATGGGCAGCCCTTATGCTGCCACAGGTTCAGCTACCAGGACCCACGGTCCCCAGTGGCCACCACTGCTCAGGTGACTGAAGATGTCTCTCGCCTCCTCTGCGGTGCTCACCGGTACGTCGAGGCCGAGCGCTAGACCGCTCTCATGGCACCTGGTGAGCCACTGCCAGGCGTCAGCTCCAGTCATGAACTGGAGCTGCCTGATCTCCCCATCCTCATCGGGGAGCCCGCAGGGAGCTGCGAGCCAGCAGTCCCAAATGCCGTACGTCCGTGAGCGATGGCTGTATCCGACCTTGTATCGCGGTCCCTGGACCGCTAGGCGAGTCCTCTCCATGCGACCAGTCTGCCACCGAGGGTGATGTCCTGTCAGCCAGTCAGGGTCACGACCACATCAGTGGTGCCACCTCGCCACTGGCCCTCGGTTCGCACCTTCGTGCGTACCTCGTCCTCATCGGCGTCAGGGACCCATCGTCTGATCCACGTCAGGGCCTCTGGCAGGGTGGCGTACTGGTTGCTGTGCCGGCCTGCGAGGCTGGCCACGGTCAGCGTGAACATGAGGACAGTCTACGGGCAACAAAAAAGATCCCCCGGACTCCCATCAGGGAGCCGGGGGTTTCTTTTTATGCCTTGTCTTCTGGCATGTCCTTGTCGTGTTCGGGGTCCACGTCATCGTGGATCTCCTTCGCCTCCTCAAGGATGCGTTCAGACAGGTACCGCAGGAACCTCAGGGCCTCAGCGTTGGACTCATCCGTCACGCTTGTCGAGTAGGCAAGCAGCGGCTGAGTGACAGCCGAATAGACAGTCGCCCAGAACAGGAACCAGAACCCGTTAGGGTCCATCGAGGGTCGCAGAAATTCGGCAACGACGACCACAGTAACGAACACCGCAGTCTGTATGACGCCGGCAGCACTACCGAACCAGAGCGCGAACCGGTGAAGTATGGCCTTCATGGGGAATGACTCCTAAGAGGTCACAGTCCATCGGAGTCTGTCGATCAGCTTCGCTGTCTTCTCGTCCAGATAGCCAGTGGGATCAAGCTTGAAAAGGGCCTGGAGGCCCCTCAGGGCGCTCGTTGTGGCATCGTCAAGGGAACCAGTCTCGGGCACCCTCAAAACCCGCTGAGCGAGGCATACAGCGGCCTTCTCGGGCTTCGTGGACGGGGCGATGATCGGAGCCCTTGGAAGCCAGGCAGGGAGAGCTACGGTTGCCATGCTATGCCGTCCCGATGTTGTCGTTGATCGTGGTGAGCTGAACCGTCAGATAACCGCCATACCCTTCGGCTGCGATCTCCGATGCGGAGTTCTGCTGACGGAATTCCATCTGATCCACCCAGACCAACATGCTCTCGTTCCTGACGAGATCCTGGAACTGAACGGCATTGCCGTTCTGGACCAACTGCTCAAGAGTCCTCAGGCGATCAGCGGTCCGACCCTTATAGCCGAGCTTCTGATTCGTCTTGTCCTTCTCGAAATCGAAGAACAGGAAGCTGAGCTGGAATTGCCTCTGCCTGATGGCACCAGGCATGGCCTTGACCTGCCAGGCATTGAGCACTGGCCCCTGCGTGTTGTTGGTCTGAGAGCGAGCCAGGGTGAAGCCGAGACTGATGTACTCCTGCGGAGTGGCAGGCTCAGCGATGTAGAGGTCCGTGCTCCCCGGAGGGATGCTCCCCGAGTAGGTGATCAGCGGAGTAGCCGCACCACTGGCGTCTATCGACGTGATACTGATGGAACCAGTGAGAAGGTTCGGCGTTCTGATGCTGGCGAACTTGAAGTTCTTGGGGTCCAGCATCCCGTACCGAATCCGACCGGTCTCCATGTAGCCAGTGGCTTCCAGGACCGCAGGGTCCTCCAGATAAGTCCCCACGCCAGCGATGGAGAAGACACGCTGATTCGAGGTACCGAAGGTGGTGACGCTGGTGACCGTTCCCGTGGTATGGCTGCTCAGGTCCGAGGCATAGGCGAAGCGCTGTGCCGGCTGGACGCCTTGGTCCTGGAGGACCATACCCAGATCCACCCGATACAGACCGGAATACTGATTGTTGTTGATGGCGCTGTTGACCGTAACCCAGAAGAACCGGTCATAGCCAGTGCAGCTCTGGCATCCGCCAGAGGTCTGGAACAGCAGGGGACCATAGGCGATGTTCCCCGAGCTACTGTCGATCTGGCCGACCCTGAAGCCCCTTGTGGTGCAGATGCCCACATAGTTGCCCAGGTAGGTCACAATGTCATTGATCAGCTCACCATCGGGCATGGAGCAGTTGACGTAGGCTCCACCGAGATTCGCACCAGTACCGGTGTTGTACTGAATCTTGTAGATGGATGAGGTGAAGCCGTCATGGCCGGCGACGAAGATGCCATCGGTTCCTTCGGCCCAACCGGTCCAGGTCCATCCAGCATTCGGATGGGTGTAGAGCTTCTGAGTGGACGGCAGTCCGCTGATGCTCTGCGGAGGACTGGTAGGATCGGCCCCCAGCTCGTACAGGGTCGAGTTGAAGGCCGCCATGAGGCGCTGCTTCACGTAGGCGATGTTCGCCCTGGTGTAGCTGATGTCATTCGTCCAGAGCTTCGAACCGTTACCGGCATCGGTTCCGGACCATACTCCGGCGGAGTCGGCTACGTAATACTT